CTGATTTCAGTTCAGTTGCTGTTACTTACCTTAACGGCCGTCCGTGGCCGTTCTTTAGGATTTATTTTCCGTATTTTTCTTCCCACAGTACCCGCTGGCGGTCGTTCCATGCCGCGTATCCGGCCGGCGTGATCGGGAACCCGTCGCGCTTCATCCATTTTTTAATGTGCGACAGGATGAAACCCTTCGATTGCATGATTTCCAGCGGGGATTCGCCGGCTTCAAGTCGACCCAGATATTCTTCGACGGTGAAGTTCTTGATCAGGAACGTGACCCACGGACCCCGGCTTGAAGTTGCGGCGTATTTGAACCGGGCGATGAATGCCGGCATCGGAAGTCCCTTGCGGGTTTCGTGGCAGCTGGCGCCATTCTGACCGTAATACTTGGTCATTTCGCCCTGATCACCGGTATAAGTCAGGTATCCGCCGTGATAGTTGAAGCTGTCTTTGTTGAACTTGGTCATTTTCGTTCCCCTTTCTGTGGTCGTTTGTCTTGCTGTTACTTAGCTTAACGACCATTATCGGGGAATCTTTAGGACATTGCAACAAATTTTTTCGGTAATGCGACCAAAACTGTGAATTCGCTCACAGTCGCTTCGACCAGTTCGACCGATTTGAACCGTTCGCGCAGCATCGGCAGCCACCAGTCGATCGGTTCAACGATCAAATGCGTATTCCGCCCGTCCGGAAGGGTTTTATGCGCCCGCCGGGTCGCCACATTGAACAATCCAACCTTCAGCGTCAGGTCGCGCAGGTGATCCAACACGGCGGACAGCTGGTCAGGTTCTATATGTTCCAAAACATCGGTACATACGACTAAATCACAAGGTTTCGGATCACTGGCATGTTCTGGTATCGCAGGATCATACTGCGCTATCGGGAACGGCAGCGCTTCAGCCAACCGGCCTTTCCCGCAGCCGTAGTCCAGAACGTCACGCGTGTTCCACGATTCGCACAAGTCTTGAACCATCCTAGCCCAGCGGGCGCCGCCGGTACCATATCCCGGCTTGCTGGCGTGAAGTTGCGCGTTCATCTTCCTGTATTCGTCGCTGATCATGTCGGTTCCTTATGCTGCGTCCCGGTTCCCGAATGTTGGAAACGGATACGTATACTGCGCCTGTGCCCCACAAATGAAAAGTCGCTTCCGGGCGCGCGACGCCCCGACATAGAATACCCGGTGTTCTTCGTTTCCAAACCGCCCGCCCGACTGGAACATGCGCTGCGTTTGGCGCGCCATATCCGGCAATAATAGCACGTTATCCGCTTCGCCGCCCTTAACGCCGTGAATCGTCGACAGCAACACGCGCGGATTTCTCAAGGATTCGCCGTTTTGCCTGACGCGCCGGTAATACTCGCGTTTTTCCTGCGGAATAAATTCGAGCGCGTTCCACCATGGAACTGTCAGGTCGGCGATAAATGCGAACCCGTCGCGCAGGTTGTCGAAGCTAAACCTGTCGCTGTCGTCGGCATCGTTCATTCGCGATTTTCCGCCGTATCCGACATGACGTTTCGTCGCCAAAAATTTGTAAAGCAATTTTGCCCGTATTCCGGAAATCATCCGGCCTTCGTTCAAATCGACCCACGCGTTAATCGCCGAAATGTGTTCCGGGTCGATAACGTCGTAATCATTTCGCCGTATTGGAACGCCCTTACTGATCAGCCAGCGCTGAACTTCCTTCAGGTACGCGTTATTCCTTGCGAGTACCATCCATTCGCCGCCTTCAAGAATGTGCGCAGTGTTGTACCCCCCGACGCGAATCACTTCGCCTTCATCGCCATTATGCGACCAGTCTTTTTTATACCGTTGCGTGATCCTGTTCGCCAATACGTTCGCGATCATCCATGGTCGACGCGGCAAGCGATAAGATTTTTCTAGTACCACTTTTTCGCCTTGCAGGTGCAGGAACTGATCAACGTCTGCGCCGTTCCATTCGTAAATCGCTTGATCGTCGTCGCCGGCGATGAATACGCGTTTCGCGCGCTTGAAAAAATGATTTACGAAATCCCACTGTACAGCTGTCAGGTCCTGCGCTTCGTCGATAATGGCCACGTCAATATCTAGCGGCGGATACCCTTCGTGAACTGGATTTACGATCAAATCTGTGAAATCTAGCAATCCGTAAGTCGCTTTGTACACTTCCAATTCAGACAACAGAATTTTTAAGCTTTTTCCGTTCCGCCCGATCGCATAATACCGCGCGATTTCCGGAAGCTGCCGGCTGTATTCTTCCAGTGAAAGTTTCTTGTTGCGCGCTATATCAATCAGCGAAAGCAAATGATTTGCTGCGTTGACGCTTCGAATTTCGGTGCTGAAATCTATTTTCTGGCCAGTAAGATTCCCCAGCCCAGCAGCGGCGCCGATTTCCTTGTAATGCGACGCGTGTAAAAAATCATCCTTTCCTAGCCCCATGATGCGCGCCGAAAGCGAATGCAGCGTGCGGAAGTACGGGAAGTCGTCGCGCGTAAAATTGAACCGGTCCATTGCACGATCGCGCGCTTCGTATGCGGCCTTTTGCGTGAACGACACGTATGCTATGCGATCAGGGGCAATTCCATTCGACAGGCATTCGTCGACTATATCTAGCAGATAAGTCGTTTTGCCGGTTCCGGGCGGCCCAAGTATCAGCCGGCGCGTCAAAATTCAACCTTTTCGTTAAACTGTCGAATGTTGTCATCGCCACCGCGTACGAAATCTTCGCTAACCATCCAGTAATTAAGTTTCTTGTTGCCGGCTGTTGTCGTCGTTTTCTTTTCGATTCCCAGATTATGAAGCTGATTCCATAGCATACTTGGCGAACCGATCGGGTATCGCTGTTGCTGAAGGAACCGCGAAAAAGATTCGAAATGAAACAGGTAATGCCCATTTTCTAGTAATACGCTGCCGCGCAACAAATCCGCGCGCGATTGTGCTTCAGGTGATCCGTGCACGAAATCTTTCAGCAGAGTTCCCAGACTGGCCGTCGCAGTCAATTCGTACGGGATTTCAATTACGTCGTGATTTATCAGCCAGTGCTGAATCATTTGGTCCCACATAGCGTTGTTCATACGCGGCGGCATTTTATCCAGCCGTTCAAAAACCTTTTCCCTGAATTTCATGTTACTGGTCAGTTCCGGGCGCGAAAACTTTATGTCCTGACCGTTCACGGCGATTATATACTGCGGCGATTCGTCCATGACAGCGCCAGCAGCATTTACTTGAACGACCTTCCGCACGCCTTCAATGTCCCAGTCTTCCCATACCTGCACAAGCCCGCCCATAACCCCGAATTCGCGCGTCTGACACAGCGGCTTGTTGCATAGTTCAGCGCACACGGGTTCCTTGCACAGATAGCCGTATTCCTTGTCGGAATCCAGCGACTTGAAAATGGTCGACTGAATTTCTTTGTACTTCAGCTGCGGCGTGAAGTATTCCCCGTTCCATTCCAGAACGTGTTCCTGCCAGTCGTCCGGGTGCTTTTTCTTCGCGTATAGCGCGAACTGAAACATCGACTTGTTACGTTCGCCGTCGCTGACGCCATTGTGCGCCATTGCCTGAATGCACGGCGGCGCGTCCGAAAACGGGATTTCCTGCGCTTCGACTTTCAGCTGGTCGAAGTCGTCCGGACTGATCCGCTTCGATTCGGCATAGTCCAGAAATTTTTCGAATTCAGCGATCGGCTGCGCGCGGTCGTCGAATGCGTACCGCTGCGTCATTTCAGAATTGAAATACGGGATATTGATCCAGTTCCCGACTTCACCTTTCGAAACGTCCAGCTGTTCCTGTTTCGGGAAGATTTCGATCTTCGGGTATCCCAGCGTTCGCGCCAGATCGGACAGCTTCGCCCGGACCTTCGCAGCGTTCGCCGGTTCAGAAAAGAATGTGTACAGGTGCGCGCCACCGGATTTCGACTTGCACCACACGAACGGGAACCCGGATCGCTTCGCGTCCATCACGAACCGTTTCACCGTGAATTCATTGTAATTGTCGAAATCGATCGCAGAAAACCAGCATGTGCCATCGTCCAGAATCGGCACGACGCCCACGCCCACTTCGCCGTCAAGGTGCGCCTGCCACTTTTCAGGGGTCAGCTTCGCTTCGACAGTCTGCGCCCGGCCGCCAATTTTGCCGGATTCTTTTTGCAGGTTCCTGTCTTCCTTGTAAATCCCGTGTGCGCGATCAAGCCCGCTAAATAACTTGGAAAACCGTTCTATTTTATCCATTGTACCGTCCTGAAAGGACGGCCGGCATTGCGCCGGCCGCCATGGTCACGGCTTCCAGTTTTAGTACGGCAAATCGTCTTCGGCGGAAATAGTCCCGCTGTCCAGCGAATCCGTCGCTTCCTTGACTTCGCCCGCGCGGATTTTGTCGTGGAAATCCACGGCCGCGTCGAACAGTTCCTGATCTTCCACCAGACCGGAATAATTGATATTCCAGCCCCACCAGCTGTTTTCGTCCTTCGTTTCGGCCTGTACTCCGACCTTATACATGAAAGCCTGCTGGTACGGGATTCCTTTCGCCTTTTTCTTCAGGTCGATGTCGCTGTTCAGACGCTTCGACTTTTTCGTTTGCGTGCGTTCCATCGTAATAATCGCCGGTTCAAACGAACCGTCGCCGCGAACCACGATGACGTAATGGTACCGGGTATCCGACAGCTGGTTTCCGTTCGGAAGGATGTCCCGGTTCTTGTCATCACGGGTCGTTTCACGCATCATTGCGGCGCCTTCGGACACAGGATGTTCGGCGACGTAACCGCCGCGTTCGTCGGCTTTCCATTCCATGAACGCGCGCCGGTAATACACCGGAACCAGAAACGTGTCGCTGTTTTCGGTATCGAACAGTTCCTGCGTCACGGTATTGATCAGCATCCCTTCGCGGGCGCCTTCGATGTACTTTCCGTCCGTGCGCTTCACCTGCGGCGAATTGCTTTGCAGGATACGCAAAAACGGGATCGCGAACGAATCCGCATCGGCCTGTTCCAGACCAGCATCCTCGAAACCCTGATATTTAGCGTCTTTCAGGAATGCCGGCAGCCCGGCGTCTTTGACTTTTGCGACAGCTTTTGAATTTGTCATTTCGGTTCCTTAATCATTAAACGTTTGTCCCCGGGAAATTAGCCGTTCCCGTAGCGGCGGAAAGCTACGTTACGCCAGCGAAGTCGCCCCTGTCAACGTTTCTTGCGCGTTTTCGGCAGGGTAACTTTCGCTTCGTCGTACCGGAAAACATTTATCAGTTCTTCCGGAATCGGTTCTTCGCCGTTTTCCAGCTGTTCCCTTGCCCACGCGTTCAGGGTTCCGCTGTGAATTCCTTCCTTCAGCGTGTAGTCGAACCCGTTCGATTCGGCGAATTCCACTGCAACGTCCTTCAGCGCGTCCTGACCACGGCCGAAATCCATCGTAACCAGATTTTTTATGATGTCACCGTGTCCATGGTCACGTAACCACGTATACGCGGCCAGCCTGTTTTCTTCCTTGATATTCGCGTTCAAACCTTCGCGTACTGTTATTTTCGCCCCATTATCAAGTGCGAATTCAGTTAGACCGATCTGTTTCATGGCGTCCGGAAGTGTTTCCGTCCGCATAATCAGGTATTCAGCGCTAACGTCGGCCAGTTCCTGTTTCAGCGCGGCAATGCGCTTTTCGATCTGGACCTGCTGGCGCGCCAGCGCCACGATATGTTCCAGCTGATCTTCAGTCGGTTTCGTTGCCTGTTCGGCTTTGCTGTAGTCGATTGCCATTCTACTTTCCTTTTAGGTCGAATTGCAGGTTCACGTATTCATATCGGCGGCGATCCCACCGCAGAACGTTTACCTTCCCCAGATTGACTTCGGCAGCCAGCGCCATCGTTAGCCCGATAGCCGCTGCGTCGCCGACTGCCAGAATATAATCGTCGTCCGTGTATTCGCGCAATAGCTTCCTTACTTCGTGAACGTCGTTCTGCGTGTAATACGAAACGCCATTTGACGGGAACAGGGGCATCGTCAATTCGCCAAATTTAGTTGCCGGCGAAATATCAACAGCCGGAACAAATCTGCCGGTTTCCTTGTCCTTTTTCTTCGGTTCCTGAACAACGTACACTTTACCCATTACAGCCATTCTCCCGCATTATCTTTCGTAATTTCGTCCGCGATATTCTTTTTCGATCGTAACGCGGTAATTATCTTCGTGTCAATCGTCTGTTCGGCTTCGATGTCGACGTATGTCACGTTGTTTTTCTGACCGATTCGGTGCGCCCGATCTTCACTTTGCAATCGGGCTTCCAGTGAAAAATCATTGCTGTAATAAATCACAGTTGTCGCTGCGGTCAGGGTAAGTCCGTATCCCCCTGAATGCTGCTGTCCGACAAAAAACTGGCAATGCGGGTCGTTCTGGAACCGATCAACGTTCGTTTCCCTGTCGTGCCTATCAACGCCGCCATGATACGAAACGACAGACTTCGGTCCGTATTCTTTCCGCAGCCGTTCGTGAATCGCGGCCAGTTCCGCCCTGAATCTTGCCCAGATAATAATTTTTCCGTCTGGATTCGCTTCAGAAACGATGCCCAGCAGCGCGTCAAGTCGCGGGTTCGCGCCCGGTAGCGGCTTCGCCGGCCCGTGTTCGACCTGTGGAATGAATCCACCCAGAACCTGCTGCTGACGTAACAGCTTCGTCAGGACGTTTTGCACCGTGATTTCTTCGTGACCCAGTTCGTACAGGTTCCGTCTTCGAATATCGTTGTACAGTTTTCGCTGTTCGGCCGTCAATTCGACCAGCCGGCGTTCGTATACCTTTTCGGGCAAATCAAGACATTCGTTTTTCGTTATGCGGTAACTGTGCGCCTGAATCTTTTCTGTCAGTTCATCGAGATTCCGATAAGCCACCAGCGCTTCGTAATCCTGCCCCTGCCGGTGATTCGTTTCCTTTCGCCATTCAGCGAAATGGTGCTTGTACGAATAGAAATTGTCGAATCCCAGAATGTCGCGATTCAGGAATGCGAACTGCGCGTACGCGTCCAGCGGCCCGTTCGTGATCGGCGTCCCCGTCATGATCCGACGGTACTTTGCCCGTTTGCCTAGCTGGATAAGCGTCTTCGTCCGCTTTACGCCCGGCGTCTTGATCACGGTCGATTCGTCGATGATTAGCAGCGTCGGGAACGTGTTCAATACGTCGGCAAGGAATTTCGCGGCCTTCCCCTGCATCCCTGACTGAAAGGCTTCGACGTTCATCGAAATGAATCGCAGTCCCCGTCCTTCCTTCCACAGCGCATCGATCGCTTTGCGTTCGGCCGCTTTCATCGTACTGGCCCAAATCGCGGCCCGGTAATTCGTCCATTCCGGCAGGTGCGCAGGTATTTCGCGCAGAATCCAGTTCCGATGCACGCCATTCGGCGCGATGACGACGACGGCCATTATTTTGTCGCGCGCCCACAGCCACGCGGCCGTGTCGATGCCGACTTTCGTTTTCCCAGTGCCCATCCCCATAAGCAACGCGAAATCGTTCAGGTCGCGGCTGCGATGGAAAACCGTACGCTGGTGATCGAACGGTTCAGTCTTGTAATCGTAATCGTGGTTCATTCTTCCCGTCCCGGGTTATCTGCGCGAATTCTTGCCGTATCCGGCCGCGCTGTCAAACTTCCCCTATAAAAGAAATACCATATACCACCCATTTTTCGAATCATGTCTTTGTTTTTGTTGCCAATTTTACAAGCGTGTTAGCTGAATATACCACTTGATACCATGACAAAATGACAGTGGTATACAGTAACATTTTGATCTGATTAATAAAACAGGGGTCATATACCACTATACCATCCCCTGAAATAAAATCCGGTCACGAAAGCACAAATCAAAAACGCCCCAAGTATAGTATTTCTTTTATAGGGGAAGTTTTAAAAAGCCCCGACGGCGGCTGGAAGCGTTACCGACGCCGGGGAATCACTCTGCATTGATCCAGTCGCGAAGCGCTTGATGCTTCCGCGCGCACTCCCGCAGTGCGGCGACATCGTCGAAATGTGCCCGCAGAACGTCCCTGACGGCGTCTGACAGCGGCAAATCGGAAAGGTTATCTGGCAGGCGGGAAGCTTCCGTGCACGGCGCCAGCGCTTCGGTAGGCTTTTGGCGGGGTATCGGGTCAGTCGTCGCCGGCCGCAGAGTTCCACAGCCGGGCAAAATCAGGCCCGAAAGGATTACCAGTGCCACCGTCCGAACAAATTTGATCATGATCCTTCACCACGGCCGCTTCACGCAGCTTTCGTTCAAGGTCCCGGCGTTCCTGCCGGGTACGTTCAAGGTCGGCCGACAGCGCTTCAGCGGCGGCCTGATCCCGGGAAATCTGTTCCCGGTATTTCTGCATAAATTGTTCGTGCTGCTTCGCGTAATTTTCGGCGATTTCCGCCCTTTCCGCTTCCATCACTGCCCGGTATCGCCACCCGTTTACCGTCCAGCCGGCCGCGAAAATGAACCCCGCCAGCGCCGCGATCCCGACGACGCGCAGATTCAATTTGCGAAGGAATGCCCATAAAATCGACAATGCAGCCACCCCGTTTCGCCATATCAGGCCCCAATTAGTTGAAGAATACGGGACGCCTGCCCGTGAAGTTCTTCGATTGTACCATTGTTGTAAACAACGTGCCCGGCATAATAACGCGTTATCCCGTTTTCGGACGCGTGCCCGCCGTTATCCACGGCCCACTGTTCGTCCTTTTGAACCATGATCAGGGTACCCCCGTTCCGTAAAATCCATTGCGCTTCATTATCAAACCGCACGTCTGGAATGATAAGCTTCGGTTCTTTGATCATGACCTGTTCCGCCAGCAACAGCCACACGTCAGGGTGAACCAGATTCCGGCCCCATTCAGTGCCGATCGTTTGCGCCAGATAGCGCGGCGACCGTCCCAGCCATGGAATTTTGCGTTCCTTCGTTTCGTGGTCGTCCCATACCGCCGGGTCAATATCAAACGCGCATTCCAACATTCGTTTCAGCGGGTCCGCGAACCCGTAGCGCTTCCATCCCCTGTCGATGAAATATTTCGCGAAAGTATCTTTACCTGCCCCGGCTTTTCCAATTACGCCAATTAGCATAGTTTCGAACCTTTGTGTCTTTGTATAGGTTAATCACAGCCAGCCCATTTCCGGTGCTGGTGTCATGTTTCGCGGCAATTTCTACCGCACGGACGGCGTCCATTCCGGCTTCCATTGCGCCAATCGCAAAATCAGCGCCGCTTCCCCACGCGTCGAAATCCGAAAATACAGGCATCGGAACCATGTTGCTATCATATCCTTCGACTTTCCACGTGTCCAAATGCAGCACGACCACTTCCGTATCATCGTCCAGCGACCAGTCATCGTTCTTTTTCTGGCCTTCCTTCCACCATTCAAGGAATCGTATCCCGCCGGACAGTGATCCAGTGACTGCCACAGCGATGTCGTGACCACGGACAACCCACAGTTTTTCGCATAATTTTCGCGCGACCCCGGCGGTCGCCTGTCGATCGGTGCACAAAATACCGTCTTTGTATGCGACTGTTGTCACCGCTTCCACCTTCCGTCGATGATATGGTACAGCGCGCGTTTTCCGTTAGCGTATACGACGCAATCCGTGTGCATCCAGCTGGAAGGCCCGCGATTGTACTGTAACCGCAGCCGGCTGTTCGTGCCTACCGCGTAGCATCCTTCCTCGATTCCCGGGCTGTGCACGTGTCCGATCACGCTTTTTACGCCGATCCTGCGCAGGTTCATGATGTTTCCCCGGGCGCCGTTCGGACCCAGATCACCGTGCATACCCAGTTCGATTCCTTGCACCATATACGATTCGTCGCGCTTCAGTAACGTATTCGTTACCTTCAGCAGTTGCGCCGCCCAGTAATGGAACGGATCAACAGTGCGCGCGCCCGCCGGCGTCATTTCCGTTTGCCTGACCATTGCCAGCGCCGTTTCCAGATAGAATTCCATGTGCGTCGGATCGGCGCGCCAGTCAGTTTCGCGAATCCAGCGTTCTAAACCTTCATTATGGTTACTCGGCACAATGACGTTTTCGAACCCCGCCCCGTACTTGTTGATGAAATCGCATGTCAGCTTCAATTCGTCCGGAATGCTGGACATGCGCGCCTTGTGCTTCGCCAGATTGATGAACGGATTCAGCTTGTCGTGATGATTCTTCGCGTAATTGTCGAACACGTCATGCCAGATAAGCTTTTTCGGGCGCAACACCGAAACGATCGAATCGGGTCCTTCGAATGTTGCCGGCACCACGCCGTCGTCGATGAACTGAATATGGGAATCGCCCATGATCAGCGCGGCAGCTGGCGGCGCGTCTTCCACCCCTGCCGGCGTGTATTTCTTGTCCTTATCGATGAACGTCCCGTTATTCAATGCCAGCAGGTGCCGCATAAAGAACAAATCGCCGACGATTTCGACGACAACGGCGCCAAGCGAATGATGGAATTCGCCGCGCTTGCCTATAGCAGTATCGGTATAATTTTCGACAGTAACAGCGCCGGTCGTCGTCATCAGTTTGGGCAGTTTGTGCGACGGCGTCGCGACGGACTTCAACTGAATTTTCGGGTGCGCCAGAATGCCGGATTTCGCCCCGGTTATCGATTCGAAACCCGTCAGCGGCTGTATGTTCGTCGGCTGTGTCCGAATGTCCCCTAAAACCACAAGGTTTTCGTTTATTTCTGCGCGACTGGCAAACAGGTATTCGGTTAACGCCGGGTCCCACCAGTCGTCGTCCTGCTGGCGTTGTCCCCAGACGCTTGTCGGATTCTTGTAACGGATCGGGATTACTGACAGGTGCGCTTCGTTATGGTTGCAGAAAACTTTCAGCGCTTGAAGGAATTTTTTGTGCGGCGGCGTAGCGTTTTGCGCTGCTGTGAAAACGTATGTACCGGCCGGCGGCAGGGTCCCTTCGAATTGTTTGTGCGCCGGTTCCTTCGCCGGCTTTGATGCTGCCGGATTCGCTGTCGTCTTGCCACATGATCGACAAGCCCAGCGCTGCTGTTTGCCATAGTGTCTTTCCCGGCTGCCATCCTTGCGCAGCGTACCCTGTTCGCCACAGTGCGGACAAAACATGCTGCCCCCTTATTTTCTTAATTCAAGTTCGCGTATTTTCTGTTCGTGTGCATTTAGCTGATCCCGAAATTGCCTGTGCGCTTCCTTGTCGCTGTTTTGATGCGTATCGATCTGTTGCTGCAAAAAATCAAGTCGCTGATCGCGCAGCCTGAAGTCTTGAACAGCTGTCGAAATACTATATTGTGCTTTAGTACCATCGACGACAACCTGCTGTAAAGTCCTTAATTGTGAAGTCGTCGTGGCGGCCCACCATACCCCGGAAACAGTCGCGCCGACTATCCAGATCAGGAACGTGACAGCGACGGCCGGTTTGATCCGGTCCTGTTTCGTGTGCAGTTCCTGCCAAATCTGGTCAAGTTCTTGCTTAAGTTCTTGCATGTCAGTCATTCGCTCGGTCCACCCCTACGCCATTTAAACAAAGCGACAGCTGCCGCCGGAACGCCCACAACAGTTCCAAGTGCGCTTACCACTGCCGCATTGATCAGCGTAAGGTCGTCAAATACCCGATAGACGACCCATGTCAGTAATAGGTACGTCCAAATGACAAGGATCGCCGAAATGACCTTATATTTTTCAAGGTATTCAAACACGTTCAGAAAACCGCCCTCCGGAACCACCCCAGCGCAAATTTTTGCAGCTTAGGATTCCGCTTCATTATACCTTCGTAAAATTTCTTTTGCATAGTGCGCAGCGTCATAATCACAGCGTAATCATGCTTTTCTATATCGTTCAAACACTTAATCGTATGCGGCCCAACAATTCCGTCAATTAGCAGGGTGCACCCGTGGTCGCTGGCCGCCGACTGCGCCAGTTTCCACGCCTGTTTGCTGCCCATATTCACAGCCATATCGAAAATCTTCGTCGCTAGTAGCTGACTTTTGATTTCGCCTAGTCTGTTAGCGTCCCAGAACCCTGACCGGTAGACTTCCTTCGCCTGCGGGACTGTCATCGCCACGATGTCGTCAATGTCAATGTCCCCGTCCCCGTCGAAATCGCCCAGCAGATCGCCGCGCTTCGTCAGATACCGCAGGGAAACGCCGTATTTCGTGGCGCCGCCGGGGTCGTCTGGATCGTTTACGTACCCGCCTTCATGTTCCAGAATTTTATCGATAGCCGTATAAAAATTTGCCATTGTGCGTCCTTAAGTAACGTCGATTGATTCGGGAACCGTACTGTTCAGCGGTTCAAGGATAGCATAAGCCATCGCTACACCCGTCAGCTGATCCGTTATCCAGATAAAGATCGGGCGCCCGGTATGGTGATAATGCAGGAAGGTGACTGCCACCCCCTGCCAGTTCGACGGACTGACGCTGTCATTCAGGACGCTGTTTACGACCCGCGTCGTGTATGGCGACACCCCTTGTCCGTCAAAAATAAGTTGCGCCGGCGAACCGCCGTCTTTCACGATGAAGATTCGGCCCATATTGCCGCTTCCTGTTCCGTCGTTCAATCTGGCACCGTACGCCATGTTGAAATTAAGCTGCGACAAAACGACCGGGCTTCCCGGCGATCCCGGCCGGGTAAGCACGACAGACGGCGACACAATCGTTCCGTAAGGAATGCGGCCCATGAATTGAATGTTTGGATCGGCGAGAAATGATGTCAGCGACCAATCGAATGAATTTGTAAGTCGTTCGCGCGCTACACGTTCGGGACTCGTCGCATTTCGTGCTTCGACTTCCACACGAAGGCGTCCTGATAAATTATCGCCGACTGTTCCCAGAATATCATTCGGGTCGAAATTCAGCGTATTGTTTCCGACAGCATCCGGCGCCGTGTCGCGTTGAGCAATTAAGTTCGGACTGCCAATATTCGGACTTCCTTCATCGTACAGTTCGACGCGGTAATACAGCCCATATCCCGCATCGGCGCCGCCGGGTTCGAAGTCTACCCCATTATTGTTGTCGCCAAGAACATTATTTACGCCAAGCGTTGTTAGCCAGTTCCTGCGCAGCCAGTTGACATTTATTCCGCTACTTGTTGCGGCATTAAATGATACAGCGTCGTCATATCGGACGGTCGACATTTTCAATTCAGCGGGCGGCATCGGCGCGTAATACCTGAACCCGTCATGAATCTTTATCGGATTCGTGTACGATGCTGACGCGATCGGAAGCGCCCCGCTTTCCTGCGTAGACGGTAGTAGTTTAGCGCGAACCCACCAGTTTTCCGTGAATGATACTGAACTAAGTCCGACACCTGCTGACGCAAGGAACCATATCCGCGAACCTGCCGGCCACGCCTTCGGCACAGTATCCAAACAGCCGCGATAGCAATCCCGCAGTTCTAGCCCGGCTTGTTGCGGCGATCCGCCAACGCTTGCCAGTGCCCGCGAATAAATTACGAATTCGCCGGCATCCCGTAGATTGTCCGGCGACGACAGCGCTTCGGGCGCAATGTAAACAAGCGTCAGCAGATTATCCATATCCGATTTCGTGCGCGCCGCTGCGTCTATCAATTCTGACAAATCGCCGCCGCCAGCTATCGGATTCACGAAAATGTCGCCGGTCCCCTGACTCGGCAGCGACTGTTCCGTACCCGGTATCGCTGTTCGTAAACTTCCAATCAGAACGGAACCCGGAATTGCCCCGGAATTTTCTTGAAGTGTAGTCGGAAGGGTCGACTTTATGGAAGACTGCCCAGTGTGAATTTCGTATTCGTCGCCAGTTATCATTCGTGCAGCTGTCACTATGCGCGGCAGGATTTCCGGATTATCCGGGTCCTGATCATTCATCGCTTTAGGTGCTTCGAAAATCAGTTGATCTTCGACATTGATCGCCGTCATAGTTTGCGTCGGCGCCGTCCAGTTGCTGTCGATCGGATCGCCAAAACTTGCAGCGTGACTGGTAAACACGTCTTCGACCGCGTCAATATGCAGCATATTGTCGGCGTTATCGCCGGCCTGAACACGGTTTATCCGCATCAGCAGTTCACTGATTCCAAGCGCCGCCCACGAAAACCGGAACAGGCTTCCGGGTTTCAATGTGTACAGTTCACGCTTTACGGAACACGATATTTTAGCCAGCGGATACGCTAGTGATCGCATGTCGCGCCACGCGATAAAATTTGCGGCCGCCTTGTCTTTCAGTCCCATGAATTGTTCTGTCACGACGACTTCGGCGCCCTGAATAATACGGTTCGCCATATCCTGCGCAAGCGCGAACGATTCTTTGTATTCTTTATCAGGATCGTAATACTTCACTCGAACAGAATTCGACGTTTCAGACCACGCTGGTCGACTGAATTCGACATTATCAGCGTTAGATTCGTCGACTAAAGGTATTACCGACAGCGGACTAGGAATGTCGCTTTCACGAATCAGTGTGAATGTATACAGTCCAGTTTCAGGGTCAAGTATCAATACGCCGTCCACCATGCGTTCAATTTCAGCGATCAGATCACTGACTTTACGCTGGCGGTCGAGTATGGCCGAAAATCCAAGTCCTTCGTCGTATAACACCTGCGCATTTTTTCGCAGTGTATGCTGGTCGATTGACGCCGGATTGATCGAAAGTCCCCATTCCGAATCCGTCATAATTTCGAACAAAACGTTCATCGGGTTAGCGTGCCGCCCGTTGATAAGTTCGGTTCCGGTTCCCGGTGATGACGTTGCAAGGCTAAGTCCGTCGGGGATTCTGCGAAGTTCGAACTTCCACGGCCGCAGCGACGGGGAATTTCCGACGTAAATTTGTTCCGCTACAACGTAGCAGGTTCCGCGATACGCTGGAAGGATGTCAGGTGAATAGTTCAAGACGCCTTCAAGGTATGTGCTGCGCGCCTGTGACAGCGTGCCCGGAAAGAACGAAAGATTACCGGATATTCCGCCGGCATCTTCGCCGTATAGTGTCGGCGCGTCGATAGTGAACGACCCGCTTGTGATTATTGGTGACGCCAGTACGGCCGTATCATCGATTCGTATTTTCAGCAAGCCGTCATGCGGACCATTCAGCGGACCACGACACAGTCCGAACTGCATCCCCAAATAATAGCGGTATCCGACAGTTACTTTTTTCGACGAAAACATGCCAGTTTTAATTTTTTCGCGAATACGATCTGTGCGAAGATCGCCGTACCAGACAATATTCGGCGCCGACATTTCAACAGTTCCCCAGATCAAGGGTACCGCGCGCCCTTCGGTTGCTGTTGGAACATTGAAATCGCCAAGTCCCGCCGGCCGCGCGTTTTCGATGTCGGGTTTCGGCTTGAACAGTTCAGAAACGACCATGGCCGCGACATAGACCAGTAAATAAATCCAGAACGCCATAATTATTCCTTCGTGAACTGTGTCAAATTGAACGGGTTCGAAGTCGGTACGAACGGGAAACCGCCATAATTCAAAATATTCGAAAACTTGCGCGCGCATGTCTGCGGCGTGTGATCACAGCCGTAATATGCGTCGATAGTTCCCCCGCTGATCGCCGCTTTAAATGGAAGTAAAATCGTGACTATCGTCCCCGATTGCGATATGATCAAGCGCTGTTCCGACTTATCCGGAATTTCCAGATACCCACCGACGAACGGCGTTCCGGCAGACGGAAGGCCGGCAATATCGACCTGTATCCCTTCGATAACGCCGATCACGGTTCCACTATACTTGTATGAAGCTTCGTTGACTTGGCACCCGTTATCGTACAGGACATGATTGCAAAGCCCCTGATACTGGAAGCGCGGTGTTTCCCTGTTAAACAGTTCATTGAACGGCACGCAGCGCAATTCCGCCACGGTATCTTTGAATGCTACCCCTGAAACATAACCGTCGAAAACGACAATCGACACTTCAGGAACCGCGTCCGGCTGAATCCGCCAAACCGTGACCGTAATCGTCGATGACGGTTGAACGGCAATGAACGCTGTCGGTACCGGGTTCGATGTCGGTATTTGAATCGTCATCACCGTACTTTTCTGTTCTTTCGAACGGGTTATTTTAGACCGTTTCAGGCCGGCGATAGGTTCGTAATCGGTACCGCCGAACGTCACAGTACCTTCGGTGCTTGTGTATCGGTAAGTTTCATTTCCGACAGTGAACGTATAAAGTTCAATCGGGCGCGATAGTTCAACGCTTGTTTCAAGGTCGCTAAATGTTGCCATTATACGTCATATGCCCCGGTTGTCGGAATCGATAATTCCGTATCTATCTGATCGCCAAGCGCATCAGACCACTTGTGTAACAGTTCGACGGTATCCGTGTCAAAACGTGACTTCACCATAAATTCTATCCGTTCGACATCAGCTGGATTAAACCCGATAGGTGTTGACGGCGTCACATTCAAACGTTCTTCAGCTTCAGAAATATTCGACGAACCGTTTATATCAAGAAACAGGTACTCGCGACCCGCCGGGAATATTACCGGACTATCTGATAGCGGACTTCCTTCAGGAATAAATCCTTCTTTAAACCTGATCGCGATCGTTGTAAACGGTTCACGCGATTTCATGAACTGATTATACCCGATATTCTGAATATCGATCGACGACGCGCCCTTGACAACAGGCTGCGTCAACACGGCATCGGCATTAAATGTCGGTAAATAAAACGATACTTGCCGCCCACGAACGGCATACAGCAGCGATTTTATTTCCCACATACGGGACGCCGTTTCGATATTCCAGCTTTTACGCGAAATCGGCGTTGATCTGTCTGGTGTAGCGTACTGCACGATTTCACCAGTGTCGCCGTCGATTATTGTTGTACGTATCCGCTGCCCTTCCGGAAGCTCAGTACCCATTGAATTTTTATCGTCAATAACAGGTCGTCCGTTATGCGACAGGAATCCCGATGTATCCGGGGTTATCCGACTTAACTTGTTTTCAAGCGACGTAAACGACACGGTTGTTTTCTGTGCGGTCGACGGGTATCGGCTTTTTGCTATCTGTGATGACAGGATTCCCGGTACGACTGGAACAAGCATTGCCTGCCCCGCAGTATAAGCATTTTCCACGCCAGAACTGAACGTTACTGACATCGGCGATCCGGTAGACACTGAAACGATTTCCAGCGTATCAGCCGTTCTGTTTCCTTCAGCATCATACGCTATCAAAACAGCAAGCCCGCCCGGTCGAAAATCAGCGTACGCCGTGTCTGTGACGTATACCGTCGCGTCTGTAATGCTAACGTTCCGCGTCAGTATGCGCGCATCCCACCACAGCGGAACGCCGAATACGCGGGCGTGCCAATCAAACAGGAATGAATTCAATTCAGATCGCTGCCGATCATTCGAAATCAGTGTTTCGAACTGGATTCCCTGTCGCGGATACCTGCGCACAGCCAGACGCTGTTCAGTTCCGTCAGCGCTTGTCATTACATCAGTCAGCCATGACAATGTTTCTTTCAATCCGCCGGCCGGCGGAATTCCGAACAGGATTATTCGCGTTCCTGTAATCGGGACCGATGTTGTCGTGGTATCAAACGTAAAATCCAGCGTCCCGTTTATCGTCGGCGGACCGTCTGGACTTATTTCAATGGTAAGTGCAAACGATGTCAGCTTAGGAAAAGATTTCGGTAGTGTCGGAAGATTCAGCGCCGTGATTCCATCACCGGCGTTATTCGTGAATGCTGTCCACAGCCTATCACTCGAACGATATGCGTTGAACAGATCAAGGTCCTGCGTCACCGTGCTGACAATATTTCCCAGCGCGATTTCGATCGGCTTTACATGAATGCGCTCGAACCAGTCAAACCCGTAATCCATACCATCCTGCGGACCGCCATTTTCGACCAGATTTTTTTCGCGTTTTCCACGATAGTTTGACTGCGTTCGTGAATGAACCGAAATGATTGTAAATGTCGCAGAACCGTATGGATGCGGAAAATTTTCTGGGAAGGTCGCCAAGTTCGCCGTATCATTTAGGACATTAGTCGGTTGCGGCACGTTTTGCGATTCAAGCTGTTTAACTTGATACCCGTTCCATGCCGGAACGCGACTGTCAGCAGTCATACCCGGCGCCGGTTTGCCGCCGAAAATTGCCATTACGTCGTCACCTTGCGATATGCGACCCCGAAATTATACGACTGTTCGGTGTCGTCACCCGGCGAATAGCGCTTGCGGACGACTGGGAACGGCACCCAGATTTCGGAACCAACGGTGATTTCTTCACCGGGATTCAGACCGTTCATATTGACATATCGCCGATCTGGAAGGTATCCCAGCAGCCACCAGTTGTCCGGCGTGACTTGCGCATTTACCTGAAATAGCGGTTCTGGAAATAACGGTTTGAACCCATTGTACTGTCCGACCGGCAGCGATGCGGCGTACGATAGGAACCCGGTTTGATAGCCGCCGCCGTTCCATAAAAACCCTTTCCGATCGCCGTCAGCGTCAAGCTGTGTAGTTGCGTCGTCTTCGAAAAGCCACTTCGTCGCCGCGTCGAACGCGCCGGGAAACGACGGACCGCATTTCAAGTGCAGCGTACCCTGTCCAGACGTTACCGCTTGAAAATGAGTCCACCAGCCTTGATTTACGCCGGATGCGGGGTTATCAATATGCGCCGTTGTTTGATTCCAATACGTTGCGTACTGATATTGACCGCCCGTCCAGCTTCCCACTTTTATTATTTCGCCGAATCCCATGTGCCGGAACTGTCCTGTCGCGTATTCGACCACAACATGACAATAATTATCGTCTTCAAAGAACCACACGTTTTGATATGGCCCGTTGATTGTATTCATTCGCTGAACGGCGGAAATTTCGCTTGAATACGATACCGCTTGCGACGAACCCGGCTGCAAATGGTTTTTCTGATTCACGACAGGGGATACTGTACCATCGAATCCGCAAATGCAGACGCTGGTCGTGTCCCATTCGAAACCAAACGTCAATTCGCCAGTGACGCCTGTTTTCGTAATCGCCGCGCGGTTATTCACCGTGTCAAGGTACAGCTGCGTCCAGCCCGGTGTCCCAGTCAGGAACGTAAACAAGTCTGACACTAAATCTTCCGGATCAGTCGAAGTGCTTTTTTGATAAGACATCGTTTATTCGTCCTTTATCGCATAAAACATCCAGTTGTCTGTCCGGTGAACGTTCTGAAAAACCTTGTACGTCACATTCGGGGACACTGACTTGTCCACAATTTCATCTTCGGAAGTAAGTCCGCCACTTGCAGAAAGCCAGTACATCGCGTCGATCTGTCCGACAAACTGGTATGACGGATTCTTGAACACTATCGAACACGGCCACAACGGCGTAAGGTTGTCCGGACTTCCCGGTGTTTGATTAAGGATGCCCGTCGGCGTTCCGCCCGGTGTAGCGCCAAAGAATTGATCGTGAATGTCGTCGCCATTGTACCAGCGATTTTCCGATGAAATATCAGTGTCCGATGCCGTATAAAGACACGTCGGAAACACGTGTGTATTCTGCCTTGCCGATTCAGACGACGTATAATAATAATTCTTTATCGGGTACCATTGTCCGTCTACAAATCGAACATAACATGCGGCCAGCGCCGTTGAAATAATTTCGCTCGAATTGCCGGCAGGGTGCGGAAGACACGCGTAATCCGCGTTATTATCATTGAACGCTTGCGTGTCCTTATATGTTGATCCTGCTATCATCAGCGGATACGGGTATTCTAGTTCTGTCCCGAACGGATTCAAAAACCCAGCGTACATTTGCTGATACGACGTGCCTGTTTTCACGACCATTATCACGCGCCGTTCGTTTGCCCAGAACCAGTATGTCATCGGGGTATTTTGCAGCGGCGTATACGCGGAAAATGTCGACGCGCCCGGCTGACTTGCGAATGCGACAGAACCCGACGGACTGCCGTCATTAAATCCCGTGAACCCTTTTATTTCCCAGTTCCAGCGGGACGATCCGTTTGTGTACGACTTAATTCCGAAATACCAGTACCGTGTCGGCGATCCGCCATTTGAAGCGTCACCGCGAAAAATCATTTCCTGCGTATTCGGCGACGGGTATACGATCGGGCTTCCGGCCGGCGTCGTGTCGCGCATCATGGTATACGGTGACGGCGATCCTACGGACTGCGTCAGGAAATCGCGCAGGTGAACCATTAAGTCGAGATAATTTGCTGCTGTTCCAGTTGCTTTCATTAGCTTAGTGCCTTTTTGACCGCGTCAGGGTTAAGTTGAATAACATTCAGGATCGCTTTCTGTCCCTGCGGACTATCGATCGCTGCCACCATTCCAGACGGGTCGACGACGTTCTGAATATTCACAGGAACTTCGACATTCGTTTGTCCACCCATCTTTTCCGCCGGCACGACAGTTCCATTTTCGCGCGGAATGAATATTTCCGGCTTGCCGCGTTCGCCGACAATAGCCGGTTGACCGGCTTGCAGGTCGCCGCCCAACGCCCGGCCAGCGAATGCGCTTCCCAGTGACGCAAGGAACCCGCCGCCCCCGCCGGCAGCCCCGGCGCCCGGCGCAAATGCACTAAATACAGCATTCAGCGCCGCGTTTGCCAGTGCTTCAGCCGCGATTTTCCGCATAGCGTCAGCAAAACCAGATACCATTCCTTCCAGTCCCTGATCGAACGGATCATACAAGAAATCAGCGAATGCGGACTGAATATTTCTTGCCGACTGGATCGCAAATTGTTCCATCGCTTTAGCCGCGCCGCTGTTCTTGTCCGTCGCGTCCTTAAGCTGTTTCGCTGCATCTTCGACGGATCGATTAAAAGTTTCCTGACTGATCAGGCCGGCGTCAAGCAAATTTTTATAATTCTGGACTTCCGCCGCGTAGTCTTCCAGCGGGGTTCGCGCGTCTTCGGTAACGCGCGCGGCTTCCGCCAGCATGTCAGCGTATTTCTGACCTTCAACGGTCGCCGCTGCATACGTCGCGCCGGCTTCAGTAATAGCCGCGTCCGCCTGTTCCTGACTGATCCGATCGGTAATCAGCAATTCATTGATCTTCGCCAGTTCCTGTTCATACGCGTACGCCGGATCGACCGCCAGTTTCAGCGCTTCGGCTTGTTTGTCCAGCGCTTCGGCCAGTTTTTTCGCCTTTTCCGCTGCGTCAGGATCAATTTCAGGCGCCTTTATTTCCGGCGCCGCTTTCGATGCAGCTTCAGCAATGTCGCGGGCGCCAGTGTCCCACAGTTCCACCAGCTTTTCGATCGTGTCGCTGGTTTCCGACACCATTTCGTCGCGTAATTCCGTGTAATTCGTCACAACGATGTCGGCGCTATCGCCGAATGCCGCTTTGATCGTGTCAGCGGCTTGCGTAAATTCGCCGTCCGCGAACTGAACAAGCGCTGCCGCCGTACCGCCGATCGCGTTCCCCACGGCTTCAAACGGCGTTACAAGCGTCGTAATCAGTGAATCAGCCAGCAGTCCAACAGTCCGCGACGCCACCAGCAGCGCCGTCGTGAACACCTGAAGGCCGGAATTCACTTCGTCTTGCGGCTGTAGCGTTCCGGTCAGTGCTTTGGTAAGGGTATCGACCTGTTTCGACACGCCTTGAATTACGGACGCAAGGCCCGTCGATGCGCCCGTGGTTTCACTGATCAGGCCCACCATGCGCAGGAATGAATTCCCCAGATTTGTAAGCGCTTGTCCAACGGTAACTTCAGTCTGCGCGAACTGATCTGACAGCTGTTCGCCGCCCTTCAGGATAGCTTCGAAGAATTCACGCGATGTAACTTCGCCTTCGACGACAAGCGACCGCAGCCGGCCCACTGATCCGCCGGCTTCGTCCAGTCCCCGGGCGGCAGCCTGCGCCAGCGGAAACGCGCCTTCCAGTATGCTGTTAAATTCTTCGGCACGGACTATTCCAGACGAAAAAGACTGCGACAGCTGCCGCAGCGCGCCGGACGCTTCCGACGCCGCCCCGCCCTGAACCGCCAGCGCTTGCCCTGTGACTTCGACCAACTGATACAGTTCGTCCTGCGTCGCGCCAAGTTCTTTAGCCGCGATCGATGCGCGCGAAAACAGCTGCACCGTCGCTTCCAGCGGCTGCCGGGTATTCTGCGAAATTTCAAACAGCCGTTCATTCGCCGCCGCCAGTTCTTCAGTCGACCCCGTGACGACGCGCAGCTGGTTCTGAAGGGTTGCGTATTGGTTCGCGGTATTCAGGATTTCCCGGGCGCCGAAAGCCGCCACAAGCGGCCCGACGACCCGTTTCAGCTGACTGAATGCGACTTGCGTTGCGTCGACCTGTTTCGCCTGACGACGAAACGCCCCGGATGATTCGTCGGTTTTCCGACGGATGTCGTCCAGACTCCGCGTGACTTCACTAGCGCCGCGTTTAGCGCCTGATCCATCTATGGTTACGTCAAGTTTTGCCATCCTTCGCCCGCCAGTTCAGATAATGCGTGTCCAGTGACCCGATCAGCTGCGCAAAGTCGCCGACTTCGTCGGCCGTAAAGCCTTTGATCTGCGAATACGCTAGGATTTCACTGTACGAAATCCCCTGCGGCTGGCCGAATATCCACAAACGCGACTTGTCAAGTGAGACAAAGCCGTTCCAGTATTCTAGCAGATATTCGGGAACGTCGGGACGCTTCGCCAGCGCCGACGGCATGACGCCCGTTTTTTCGTAAACGTGTTCGAACGCGCGC